TCATTATTGTATGTTCTTGTAAGTTTGTCAACAAGCTTAAATATTTTTTTAGGTGAAAAAACATGCCCAGTGCAGGCAAAAACAAAGGTAATACAGGCGAGCGTATAATCGCTAACTTTTTAACTGAACTTTATCAAGCCAAGTTCATTCGAGTACCCAACAGCGGTGCATTCCTAGGCGGGGCCAACCATCACCGCCAACAACTAATGGACAGTGGACAAGTTGCTAGCTTTCGTGCTGATATTATTCCACCCAGTGACATGAGAGGCTTGGTTATTGAAAGCAAGTTTTACAAAGAGTTTCCTTTTAGCAAACTGTTGAAAAATGAAAAAATACCTCTATTAGACGGCTGGATCAAACAACTGGAAGAAAACATTACCAGCCAAGATTTCAGTGTGGTGGTATTCCGTATTAACAGACAAGGTAGTTTCGCTGTGTTCCATGAAAAGTGGCACGCACAACTGCAAGTAGGCAATTATGCTAGGTATCAACATTATATTGTCACGGATTTCAATGACTTGTTCACTGTTAATCGCGATGTAATACGCAACATAGTGAAAACTCAACCTTCATAACCCCATTCAAATCTTGAAAAGTTATCCTCTTTGATAACTGTAAGGACGTTACTGACGCGTGACACAAGTTCTTCTCGATGACTGACTAGAAATACATTTTTGTTTCTGTCTCGACTATGAGCTTTGAGGATTTCCACACTTTTTTCCAAGCCCTGAGGATCCAGTCCTTGATCAAGTAACTCGTCAACAAAAATCAAGTTAATGGGTTGGTTGTTGTTTTCCCAAATGTCTCGAAAACTCCAGCTCAAGCTGAGAATTAAACGGGTGCGTTCGCCGCGGCTGAGTTGATCAAAATCCATTTCTGTTCCCAAGTGAGTAATTTCCACGCCAAGATCATTTTGAAACTTCACTTGGTGAGGTAGGCCCACACGGTTTAGATAATCTTGCAAACGTGTATTGAGATAGGCAAGATTTTGATCAATAATCTTTTTGCGGATGAAACTTTCTTTGTTGGTAAGCAACTTCAACAAAAACTCTTGGTGTTCACGTTGACTATTGAGTTGATTCAGTATGTTGTGGTTTATAGGTTGCAGTGTGGCTGTCAAACTGTGTTGTTGATCAAGATAGGGATTGGTTTCCTGTTGCAGCCGTGACATTTCCTGCTGAAGGTTTTCCATGCTGTTGAGATGGCTCAAAGCTTGTTCAAGATTATTGTATAAAGTGTTGGGTATATCAAAACTACTTTCTGCTTGCGCTAGTTCCTGAATGTATTCTTGATGTTGTTTAACTTCTAGATTTAACGGTTGCAGTTGTTGATCCAACTGCAAAATCTGTTGCTCAAGATTACCCAGAATTTCTTTGTGATTGTGATCACTTAGCCCTTGCTGACACATGGGGCATTGTGCGTCTAATACTTGACGATAGTTTGCCATGTTTTTGTCTAGCTGAGTTTGCAAGTTAGTTACAAGACGATTTTTTCCTGTAAGCAAACGCTGTTGCTCGTTCCGTGCAGACTTGAGCTTGTCAACATCTACTCGATCTCTATGTGCTTGTATTTCAACTTCAATATCCAACTGGCTCATGCTGTCAAGAGCTTGTTGAATGTCATTTATTTTGTCTTGATGTTGAACTTGCCATTTTTCACTGCGAGTATTGAGATCAGCAAGTGTGCGAGCAATCTTTTCATTGCTGGCTTCAATGGTTTTTATTTTGAAATCTTCTTGATCTTGTTGTATGCGTGTTTCTTTAATGCGTTCCTTTAGCGTTTCAGCCTTGGTGCTAAGCATGGTAATCATCAAGAGTTCTTCGATGATTTCCCGTTGCTTGCCTGCACCTTGACTTAAAAATGGCAAGGTGTAAGTGTTCAACGCCACAATGTTGCAGAACATAGTATGCGTCATGCCCAGCACAGCTTCCACTTGCTTTTGAGTCTCGCGGTTTTCACCTTGAGCTTCATCAGTATCAGGACTGTTGACCATTTGATCGTTAACAATAAATCTAAAGAAAGCTGGTTTACGGCCGCGTTCAATGCGATATGTTTGACCATCGCGACTGAACTCCAAACAAACGCTCATGTTTTTGCTGTTGATGCGATTGACCAAGTTGTCTTTTTTGATATTGCTTAGAGCTTGGCCGTACAGTGCATAGCTAATGGCATTTAACAGCGTGGTTTTTCCCACGCCATTACGGTTGCCTTGACCACCCATGTCAAGATTTTCCCCTAACACCAAAGTAAATCCGCTGCGAGTTAAATCCACTGTTTGTGGAACATTACCAACACTAAGGAAGTTGCGTATTTCTACATTGTGATATTGCAGCATTATAGACTCTGATAAATTTCCACTAGTTTTTTACAGTCAATAGTTTTGCTTTCAATACTGTTTAAGTGACTGATAACAATAGTGTCAACACTTTGAAAGTCTATTGCTTCATCTTGAAGTTCTGCAACTTCATTACTCACAGCGGTTTGAAACGCCAGTTCATTAACTGGCCAAGCTGCTTGTAATACTTCACGTAGGAAAGTCATGTCAAGATAGTCAGTGTCTTGAGGAATTTGCACTCTTACGTGATTTTGTGGTTGCAAATGACGCTGAGGATCATAAAGAAGATCTTGCAGAGTTAACACACGGTATCGTGGAGCTTGTGGCCATGCAACATAACGTGGCTCTTGATTTTTTTGCCAAAACATCATGCCACGCTCATCATCCCAAACATCACTGTAGTTGTGGGGAAATGCATTACCAATATAATGCACATTGCCTTGAACTTGACGTTTGTGAAAGTGACCACTGAAAACGTATTTTTGCTTGGCTAAATGATTGCCATTTAAGTGGCCATGGTCGGGCATTTCCACCATGGCATTCATTTTGAACCTTGGCAGTTCAAAATGACCCCAAATATAGGGAACAGAAATATCAACAACCTTTTTCCATTCATCTCCCACCAGCCAGGGAACAAAAGCATGGTCGCCCACTGTGGTGATTTTATCAATCAAGTGAATGTTATCAAATTCTTGAATGTAAGGTATGCTGTGTATTTCCAGTTTGTCACGGAAATATAAATCATGATTGCCAATGATAAAAAATACATCATCAAAAGCGGCACTAAGCAAGCGCAAGCCGGCAACACTGTAGTTCAGCGTGGAAATATTAATGGCACTGCGTACATGATGCCAGTCGCCTAGAAACACACATGTTTTACAACCTTGTTTTTGAGCCTGTTCTATAAACCACAACAAAAACTGTTCGCATTGCATGTTATGCTCGCGACTGTTGTTTTTCATTCCAAAATGCAGATCGGTGAAAGCTGCGATGTTATCAAGTTGGGGGGTGCGATTTGTCATAGCTACTGATAGTAGCTTAGACAGACATGATAATCAAACTTATGTAACAGCTATTCCTGAATATGTGAACACCAATCGCCCAAACTCATATTTGTCTCCTTGACTGTTAATCAGTTTTTTGTGCTATTTCGTTTTCTGTTTGTCTTGTGTAGCTGGGAGTAGATCCGTGCATTATTAACAAGTCATCACGAATGTTTTGGTTTCGTTTTTCAGTATTTAGTATTCGAGTAAATGAATTCTGCACTGCGGACGTATAATATGCAAATGGATTTTCACTGCGACTTTCGTCAAACTGTAGTCCTATCTGACTTAGCTGCAACAAAGCTTGTCCTTGCATTTCTTCATTATATGTATTGCCAGTTAGATAAACTTTTCCATTACGTCGTGCCACAAAGCAACCATATTCTGTTTCTGGACACCATACTTGTCCCTGGTAATATGTTGTTGGTTCGTTGGGATGCATGGCTTTACCACGTCCAGGATGACTTCTACCATTCCGTTTGCCGCCATGTAAGTTTAAACAAGCCCCGGTTGTGTTATTAGCTCGACTACTGAAAACATTTGTGGTAATACATTCTGTTTCTTTACCAAAACTTACATGAGTATGTTTATGACTATTTGTTTTCTTACCTAATAAAGTGCAAAGAGCTTGAAACATGTCTGTTCGTCCTTGATCTTTTTGCACCCAGCTAACACTGGTTTTGCGATTCCATCCATCACCTGCAATTAATGTTTGCAACAGCAGTTCACGTTGATCATTAGTAAGTTCCAGAATAAAACTCATAGGGATGTTTTTATTAGGGAATAAGTTTTCCAAAGTTTTACTATCTGACTTCCAAATTCTAAAGCAAATGTTATTTTTGCGCAGGTTTTCAGTGAAAGTAAAGTTTTGAGTTTCCAGGGCTTTACGGATTTTATCAGCGTTTGCTCCGGGATTTTGATAGATAGCAATGCTTTTTATATTGCCTTGCCTATCATAATCATAGCAGCCTTCTGTTATTATCCAGCCCGCTAATTCTACCAAAGAATCTGCATATTGGCTTACATCATTTCCTTTTTCAGCATTGCCCATGACAACTATTTTATCATTTTCACAAATTTGTTCAATAGGTATTAAGCCACGAGCAGTAACTATTTTATGATTAGGTGTAATCAAACTATCAATGCTCCGACAAGTTACTTTGTGCATCAGACCATCAAAATCACCTCGGTAAATAGATTTGATTTTGCTCCACTTGAGATCTCCTGTTTCGTAACTTAAAATAATATCCGTTTCGTTAATTTCATTAGTGTTTAACCAACCCCTTTGAGTTAGAGCTTGAGTCTGATCATCAACGCAATAGCCCCTCCAGTTGCCTTTTTTACTGTATTTTTCCACAAGTTTCATAAACATCATGGCAAGCTTGGGTGTAATGTAACCATGGTTATTACAAAACTCTCCGTTTTGTAAACCACCACGCCAGTGACTTTTGCCCACACATACCCAACAGTCATTTGTCCAAATAAAATGTTGGAAAGCTGGAAAGTTTATTTTAATATGGCGTTCTGCAACAGTTTTTCCAATTTCGTGTTTGATGGGATGAGGTGGAATATGATCATAAGTCATTAATCTAACCACAACCTGTTCAATATCCAAGCTGTCAGGATCTACTCGATATACAGGATTTTTTTCACCACGAGCTTGCGCTTCTTTACGTAAACGTTGTGATTGCAGTTCAGCTTTGCGTATTTTAGCTTGCTCAAGAGTTTCAAGATTTATCAAGTTTAAATCTTGAGTTATTATATCAAAACTGCTGTAAATATTTTCCAAGTAGCTGCAATAGGTATTTTTGCTAGCGTGGATTTGTTCTAGTAGTTCACGATTTGTTAAGTATTTGATTTTAATTGCAACGGTTATAGTCAATATTTGTCTCCAAAATCATCAAGATTATAAACGGGGTATTTGTCAGTGTCAAAATCCCGGTTTTTCTTGCTATAAATACAACAAACCTGGAGTTAATATTTATGGTAGACGTTGTAGGGTCCTCAGCAGTTCCTGATATTGCACCTGCTGCACCAAGCAGATATGATCGGCTTCGTGATCGTTTGGGTTTTCAAGGCGCTTTAACAGGGAGGTTTGCACAAGCGGAGGCTGCACGTATAGAAAACCTACAACTGCAAACTTTTGCTCAACAAGCAGCGTTTGCTGGCATTAATCCTGATAAAGAATCCAGTGGCCAACAGAACAACGCAGCTATGGCTATAGCGCCTAGTGATTTTGATTTGCGTGCTCGTCTCAGAGCTAAACCTAATTCTCGCGCATATAAACTAATATATGATGGTAATCCTTGGGCTAACTTGCAAGAGTATGGCGGCATGATTTGGCCATACACTCCCACTATCACTTACACACAAGATGTAACATATGAAAGCATGGGGTCTGTGCATACCAATCAAGAAATGCTGGCTTATACTCGTACTCCGGCTACTAAACTCACTGTTGCAGGAAGCTTCAGCAGTCAGACTCAACGAGAAGCCAGCTATAATCTAGCTTGCATTCATTTTTTACGATTAGTAACCAAAATGAGTTTTGGCGCTAGTGTGAATCCACAACCAGGAACCCCACCACCTGTGTTGTTTTTTGATGCACATGGCGGTGGTATGTTTAAAAGTTTGCCAGTAGTAGTTACTAACTTCAGTGTAACACTGCCCAATGAGCCTGATTATGTTACTGTACCAAATGCTTCAGCACAAACTGGCAATCAGGCAAATCCTTTAACAACACGAGTGCCAGCGGTTTTTGATATTTCAGTAAGTTTAACGGTGCAGCATACACCCCGAGCTTTACGTGAATGGAATATTGATACGTTTAGACGGGGTGGTTATATCTCAGACACATCACAAGCAGGTTGGATATGATACAACGAAGTAGCTACAAAAAACAAAGTCCCTATAACAATACTCCACAACAAAACCAATATGTTATGTATTTGGATTATTGGCAGCCACCACTGCTGGGATTTAGCAGTGATGATACAACTATAGTTTTACCTTCAAAGTATCGGCATAGACCTGACTTGTTGAGTTTTGATGCTTATGGCACACCCAAGTTGTGGTGGGTTTTTGCTGTGTATAACAGCGATGTGTTACAAGATCCCATTTATGACATGGTGCCGGGCATAGAAATTTTGGTGCCCAGTAATACTAGTATTTCAGGATTATTGTAATGTCAGAGACTCGTATTAATTCTGTACTGGAACAGCGACGCCAAGCCCAACAAGGTCCTGGGCAAACACCCAATCAACTAAGAGCTGTCGAGGATCCTATTAGAGCAGATCAAGCAGAGTTTCGCAGAGATCAATCACGAGCAGATACAAGAGATATGACTCGGTCTGACATGGCAGATTTTCGCCGTGAACAAAATGTTAGTGAGCTGCAAGCTCAAGTTTTAGCTCGACAACAAGCCGAGCAACTGGCAATCGCACAAGGTGCAGATTCAGCTGGCATGCAAGCTATACGGGCAGCTGGTATAGACATGGGATCAGGCAGACAGTTTGCGCAACAGTCATTAATAAACAGTGCTGATGAGTTTGCCCAAGGGCCATTAAGAGCAGCAGGCACAGGCAGCGAGGCTTTTGATTTTCAAGCTCTTATAAAAAGCAAAGTTGTTACTAATGCGCTTGATCAATATGCAAACTATACCTACCATATCAAGTTTTGGATGACTAGCGACAGTCAAGCAGAAAAACTAGCAGAAACCACTAACAAAGATGATATAGACAATATTCCTAAAGTTGTTATCGCCGAAAGTGGCGTTACAGTAGGATTCAACATCAGCGAGTTCACTTATAGAAATCTCACTGGTACTACAAAAGAAACTCGTAACATGCCAAGTATCAGTTGGTCTATGAAGATTACAGAACCTTATGGGTTTAGTTTGCCGGATAGATTATCTACAGCTAGTAGAGAAATAGGAGTATTGAACTGGCAACGTGGTAAGTATTTCATACAGTTATGGTTCACTGGATATAACGAACAAGGGCAACCAGTTAGCCAAGCTTTGTTTCATCAAGTATTCCGTGTAAGCATTACCAATATAGATTTCAACGGTAATGAAGGTGGAGGCAACTATGACATAAAAGGATTGTTTGATGGTATGGCTGCCTTTACTAACCAACTTAGCTTGTCAGAAAAAAACATTAATGTTAGTGCAACTACTGTAGGTGAAATGTTACAAAAGTTTGAATCAGCACTAAACAACAATGCTATTGACTTGGCATATGGAACAGCCCCTTTGGAAGAATATCGTATTAAGTTTCCCAATGAAATGACTCAATGGAGTATTAACAAGAACAGATTAAGTGATGATGCCCGCAGCAGGAACATGAATATTAAAGCTGAAGGCAACACAATAACAGTAAATGCTAATCCCGGGGTAGATTTCAGCAATATGGTTAACAGAATATTAAGTTTGACTGATGAGTTTTTGCGCTGGAGCCAAGGTGGTGAAGGTCAAAACAACAGCATAGGTACCTTGAGCCATGGACTTGTGAGAAACATAAAAATACATGCTCGGGTAGAGCATGTTGGTTATGACACTTTAGCAAAGGATTATGTCAAGCGTATTACTTATACAATTGTTCCTTATTATGAAGTGAGAGTTCGCGGAGAAGACATACCCACTATACGAAATACCGAGAAAAAGAATGTCCAACAGGACAAGTTGCGTTTTCTGTTTTCTGCTAACAGAATACGGAAGAAATATGAATGGATTTATACTGGACAAAACTTGGATATAATAAAGTTTGAGTTCAAAGTGAATAATTTTTTTGTGATTGCCACTGTTCCATTCAGTGGCGCTAACTTTGTAAGCAATCATACGCAAGGGCCAGTAAGCGGTGAAGATAACAGTGCATGGCAAGCCCGACAAGGTCGATATCGCAACGCTAAAGTAAAATATGACAGATTGTCAAATGAAGTAGTAGCAGCGGAAAAAGATCTCGTTGAAGCTAAAAAAGTAGCAGATAAAACACTTGAAATTTCACAACGTACTCCACAAGCTAGGACAGTTCAAGATCAAGTTGCTAGAGCAGACATATCTAACCAGTTGGACAATGCCTTTCAAAGGTCTGCACAAGCAGAACAACGTCTTGCTAATTTACGAGGAAATCTGCAACAAGCTCGTCAAGAGCGTGAAGCTGCTCGTAGAGACTTTGTGGATTTTTATCAACAAGGCCCTGCGGGAATAGTCAGTAACAATCCTCTAGCACAACAAAGACTGGCACAAGAAGCTGATTTTCTGAATAGATATAACCAGGCTGTAAAACAAGGACAACGGGATTTATTTGTAGAAGATCAAGATGTAAAAGATATTCCCGACGCTCCGCCATTTATTAACACTGTGCGGCCTGATCAAGAAGCGTGTGTTGCAGATTTCAACCAAGGTGCATCAAGTAGACAAACTCCAGGAAACGCTACAAATAAAATTAACTATCCCCGTAGCCGCACTGCATTTGGTGCAGTTGTTGGTAACTTAGACAGTGTCAACAAGGAAATGATCAATATTGAGTTGGAAATACGCGGTGATCCTTTTTGGTTGGGGCATAGCAATATTGATGTTAATAGTCAAGTGCCCAGTAACTTATCAAAGCTGAGTAGCGATTATGCAGAATATCTAGGTGGTGACAACTTGTATTATTTGTCATTTCGCAGTGGTCAAGCTCCTAATGAACAAACAGGATTCATGCAGTTTACAAGTAATAATCAGTTCGTTGATGGTTTTTACAGTGTAATCGAGGTAAAAAATACATTTAGCAATGGTAGGTTTACGCAAGTGTTGAAAAGCTTCAAAGATACATTTAGTAATACCGGTAATAGTGAAATGGATAAATTTATAAAAGAAGCAGAAATAAACCAACAGTTAAGATCTACTGCGTCAACTGCTACACCTGCGATTAGACCGCCTAGCCCATTAGCTCAACAACAAATACAAGCCAGACGGACGCAAGACGCTGCAAACGCCAATCGCCCCGAGGCACAAGAATGACACTTTTAAGTCGTACATCAAGCACACCCGGTGATTATAGTTTAGAGCCTGAAGGACGATCTCCCCTACTTACAAAAATGTATGTGGGGTTTGTGAGAGAAACTGATGATGACAGCCGCATGGGCCGCCTTAGAGTTTGGATACCAGAAATATCTGGAGGAGACGGTCTAGACCCCAGCTCGTGGTTTATTGTCAGTTATTGCAGCCCGTTTGCTGGGGCTACTAGCGTCTACAACAACAAGCCAAATGATCAAAGTTACACCGCCAGTCAACGCAGTTATGGCATGTGGTTTGTGCCAC